CTGCTAACTCGCATTTGAAACCAAAGTAATCTTTAGTCTTATTAAATAGCCCACTTGCTATATTTTTAAATTCTTCAATTTTATCTTTATGAACTACAAACTGCATTTCATCATGCACATGTAGAACCATTCTATAATCTTTACCCCAAACAAAACCTGCTTGTTGTAAATCGTTATTCACTATCACTGTTCCTGCTTTAACTAGTAATGCACCTGCTGATTGGATTAATGTATTAAGTGAAGAATATTCTGCTCTACACATTAACTTTCTTTTATCCAAACCATAAATCCATTTTTGATTTCTATATTTAACTGCAACTGCATTTTTTAAATTTCTTAATGCAGGTAGAGCTCTTTCAAATGTTTCTCTTATTCTTTTGGCTTCTGATACAGAGACTTCAAGTATTTCAGAGATGCGTTCATTTCCTGCAGAATAGATGTAAGCATAAATAAAAGTTTTAGCTTTAGCACGTGTTTCCAATCCGAGAATTTGCTGATTTTTGGAATGAATATCTGCCTCAAGTAATGTTTTTGCAAAATCTCCTTTGTCATAATTACACAAGTAACTTGCCAACACACGTAACTCCAAACCAGAAAAATCAATACCACACATAACCATATTGGTAGGAGCAACAAAAAGGCTACGCATCTCAACACCATACTTTGAACCTTTTGCAACGACTTGTGCAAGGTTTGGATTAAAGTGCGTACAGCGACCTGTAACTGCTCCACATGTGATAATTTTTCCATGAATTTTTCCTTTGTTAATTAATTTTAAATATGCTTGTTCGCCATCACTTAATTGGCCAAGTCTTTTTTGTATTAGTAAATGTTCTGATATTAATTTTGCTTCATCATAATGTAATGATTTTAAAACCTTTTCATTTACTTCAGCTTTACCTGTTGCTGTAAATGTTTTTGGTTTCCAACCTAATGTTTTTAATCTGTCTGCTATATGGTCTCTAGAATTAGGATTAAATATTTCAGTCTTAAATTGTTCAACTGGTATACCTGCTACTATTCCTCTTTTTTTATTATCTCTTTTATAAGTTTTAAATCCTGTAGATTTTTTCCATGTTCCAAAGACTGCAGAAAGTTTTTGTTCAATCTCCAGTCTTTGTTTCTGTAAGGATAAGAAAAGCGTCTCAGCAGACGTCTTGTCAAAATCAACACCACCTTGCTCTTGTTTTATAATCCAGTGTGCAAAGTCATGTTCTAACTTAAAAGCCTTTTCAGAATAATTTTGTTTCTCAATTAATTTGTATAAAAGATAAGTAACTTCAACATCTCTCTCACAGTAGTCCTGCATATCCTGTGTCCAAACATCAAATGTAGCTGTTTGTGCAAAGTCTCCTTTACGAAGACCTAACCTGTAACCCCAACTTTCTATTGAATGTTTACCTATAAGTTTTGGTGGAAGTTCTTTCTTTGCATAGTCAATTTCAGTTTGATTTGACCAGATAAGTCTAGAACATAGTAATGTATCTAGTATCTCTCCTTCATATTTATAGCCTGTTACTTTCTCAATAGCAGGTAAATCAAAAGCCATAACTGAATGACCTATAACTAAGGTAGCTTTCTTTAGTAAGTTTAGACCTTCATTGATTTGGTCAGGATTATAGGAATAAACTTTTTGAGTTTCTATATCCTTAAAAACCATACAATGAATTTTATCTAGGACATCAAGAAACCCATTGGTTTCTATATCTAGTATTAGTTTCATTTAATGTATTTGTGTAACTGTAATTTTATCTGTGCTTGGTAGTATGTGTGCTACCGAACTGATTGCCTTTGTTATTATTTTTTTAGCTTCTGTATCTCCACAAAGAATAACTGGATAAACATTGTCATATTTAATTGCGTTATAAATTGCAGTCATAATAGTTTTAGATGTTTCAAAAACTAACTGCTGTTGTATTTGTGATAATTCTAAATAATCTGGTTTATCAATTAAGAAAGCTAAAATAAATTTAGTTAATATTTTTTCATTCATCAAAATCACCTTCTGATAAACGACCTGTGTCTTTGTTATAAATTAATGTAGTAGCAACTCCTGTTTCTCCAGAGTATCTATTCTTTAAAACTCTAACAGTCATAATATTACTATCAGTTGCATGTTGTTGATTTCTTTCAAAACCTATTACTGCATCTGATAATTGTGCTAAAGAATGTGAACCTCTTAAATGTGATAAAGAAGTTTGACTTCCTTCTTCATGTCCAAAATTTGTATCTGGTCTTTTTAAATGTGATACAATAAATAATGTGCAATTAAGTTCTACACACAAATTTCTTAATTGTGTCATTGTTAAATCAATCAATCTTCTTTCATTATCTGTATCTAATCCTGAAATCATTATTGAGATGTGGTCTATAAATATAACCCTGCAATCTAAACCTTTGACCATGTAACGTATTCTATTCATTACTTCGTCAGGTGTTGATGAACCTAAATGATGAAAGAAACAAACATTGTCTTCTATTTTGTCCATCTCTGTATTGATTTCTTCGTTAGATATTGTTTTTCTAATATCTGGTTTGTGTAATAATTTATTTAAAGGAATAGAAATAATTCCTTGCATACTTCTAGTTACACTTTCTTCTAAACCTATGTAGCCAACTTTATGATTATTTTTAATTAAGTTGTAAGCAAGTTCTTTACAAACTTGAGATTTACCTGTGCCTGAACCTGCACATAATAAATTTATTTCTCCACTTCTTATTCCACTTAATTTTTCATTTAAGCCATTCCAATGATAAGGAATACTTTCTACATCTGTATCGTTTAATAATAATTCTCTTGTATCAGCACCTTCAATAATACCTTGTGGTGTATAGGCTTTAGCTTCCCACATACTATCAATAATTTTAGAGCCCTGATTTGATACCAATAATTCATTAGCATCTTTCATAGGTAATTTAGCTATATATGCTCTTTTAACTGGTAAGATGTTTGCACATTCTACTGAAGCCTTTGTACCTGCTTCATCATTGTCAAACATAAGTATAACTTTTTCAAATTTACTTAACCATTCCAATTCTCTTTTAATATATTTTTTTGCTGAACTAGCTCCTGATGGAACACTACACACTGCATATTTATGTGATTGCACTTGGCTCACTGACATACAATCAAGTTCACCTTCTGTAATAATTATTGATTTACCACCATCACGCCATAAATGTTGACCAAACAAATTAATCTTATCTGTTTCGCCTAACCATTTAAAAGATTTGTCAGCAAATCTAATGTGTTGTGCTACCAAACTATACTGTTTGTCGTAGTAATTAGAAATATGGCAATTCCTACCATTATATATTCCAGTCTCATAATTAAATTTTTTGCATGTTTCAGAATTAATTTTTCTTTTAGGTAATGCGTTTACTGCACCTGTTATTAAATCTAGCACTTGTGTCCTTTGTGTTGTTTGAGTTATTTGATTTTCATTTAATGGTTTCCACATTAGGCAACCAAAGCAGTAAGTATGATTTGTAAAAATACCTAAATTATTTTTGCTTCCACAATCATTACAAGGAGCATGACGAATAAATTTTTCATCTGCTCTAATTTGGTTCTTCATCTGATTGAAGTTCCATTAGGTCAGCATCATCTGTTAATGCGTCTTGAAATTTGTAGTTAGGTATATCTTCATGCAATAAATAATCTTGCACATCAAAGTTAGGACAAGATTTATTTTTATCTAAATCATAATGTCCAACTATTCTAGCGTTTGGAAAAAGTTCAACCAATCTAGTTAATTGTACTTTTAAACTTTCCCATTGTTCTGCTGTAAAGTTATCTTCAGGTAGTTGCCAATCTTCTTCTTGTGCTCCACCAACTAAACATAAACCAAAACTTGTATGGTTATATCCTTTGACATGAGCTTGGATTGCATTGTCATCTCTACCTTGTTCATAAGTACCATCACGTTTGATTACTCCACCATAACCAATCTTAAGCCACCCTCTTTCTCTGTGCCATCTATCTATCATTCTAGCATCTACATCTTTTTGAGATGGTCTAGTTTGACTACAATGAATGACTATGTATGTTGTGTTATCTCGTGACATTTTTTTTAGCCTTTATTTCGTTAAGCCATTCTTCTGGGAATGGGGTTTTGGTTGATTGAATACAATGGAACTTGAACTTAAATAGTTCACACCATCTGCCATAAGTAGTTTGAGATTTCTTTCCAATTTTTGTTTTTGAGTTTGAAAAGATAAATCTAATATCTAATTCTGGGTGTTGTTCTTTAATGAGTTTGTGCTTCTTCCTATCTGCTGAATTAAAAGCACCCTTTGCTTCCACAATAAACCTATCGTTTATTGGGAAGTCTGGGGTGTATGATTTTTTCTGTGTAGGTAATTCAAACTTAATTTTCATACCCTCATAGACAAAATGTACTTTATTGTCTTTAAGGTAGTTATAAATTACTTCCTCTAAACCACTCTTTAATTCAACAGTCTTAGAAATCCGAACTCTCTTGTACTTCTGACGATTGAACATTAGAGTTCTCACTTTCACTGTTGGGTTTGTTTTCAAAACCATCTTCTTCTTTGAAGATGTTGCTGTCTGATTTGCCTTGAACTAGTTTAATAACTTGAACTGCTTTCAATCGTAGACTTACTCCTGCACCTAACATTGGTGTGAAGTATGGCATTGGTTGATAAGCAACTTTCATTACTGAACCACCCCATATAGCTGTGTCTGCTGATATGGGATTTTTCTTAGCATCAAAAAGCGTAGGTCTTTGAGAAAACTTCTCTTGTGTTTTTCTATTCACACCTGACGCTTTCATTTTGAATTTGAAGAAAACAAAATCGCTTTCTTCGGTATAAGGTTTAGGTGCGTCTTTAACTTTTTCACCCTTTGTCTCTTTTTCAGCTTTAGCCAGACTGTCTACTATCGCTTGGTCAATTTGTTTGACCATGTTTGTAGCGTCTTGTTTGCTAACCTTTAAAGTTACCTTGTATTCTCCATGTTCACTGAAGCGAACATCTGGTTTTACAAGATGGGGGTATATAGCTTCTCCTGCTACACTAACCTGTGTTGGTATTACATCACTCATAGATTTCTCCTTTTTAGTTTGAGTACTAACTGTTGTTCAGTTAGCTATAAGGGGAACTTAATATGCAGTAGTGCATGTATATAAGTAAAACTAACCTATATACAAAAGAATACCGATTTCTTCACTTCCTCTAAATCAAGGTTTCCTTTAACTGGCATTTTAGGAAATTTCTTTAGGTTCTTTTCAGACAACATGGCTTTCATTTCATTAGACCAATTTAATAAAACATCATTTGTGTATATTTCACAAAATGCTTCACGAACTGCATCTGCCATTATTTTATTTTCTGGTGCAGTACAACCAAAACTATCATGTATCATACTGAAGTTATCAACACCTGCTTCTTTAGCTTTAGCAACTCCTAATAAAAGTACAGAGCTATCCAAACTGTGAATTAGATTTGGGCAACAACTCTGGGCGACACGCCTTTTGTCAATGACATCTGTTTCAGAAGCTATAGATAATTTAACTATGCTATCTCCCATTTTAGTTTTAACTCTTTTACTTTCTTTTTTGTAACAGAGCATTTGAACTGGAAAGCCTAATGGCGTTGTCCAACATACAGGAAGGTTTTCACTCGCAACTAATCTAGCAATGGTTTTTAAATACTCCATTATTTCCCTAGCTTTAACTACGACATCATTAATACTTTCCCATACAATAGGCGTTAAGTAAGCAGTGGCCTTAAATAAGTCATCTCCAAACTCATGTTTAGTACCTCTTTCTGCTAACTCTTTAGTTACATGGTCTTCTAGATATTGTCTGCATGAATACCTTGTTAATGAATAAGGTAGACACATAACAGGTTTTTTGCATATTTTTCTATCTATCCCATAGGCTAACCATTTGGTTGCTAACTCATCTGGTTTAGATTTAAGTTTTTCAGTAACCTTTAATGCTACTAAATTATAAACATCTGCAGGTTTATTACTTGGAACTAAATTGGTAGCTTTACCACCTACTTCATCACGCATCATAGCTGAATAGTGTTGTAGACCAGAATTACTACAGTCTGCTTGAACTGGTAATGTGGTTATAAAACTATCATCAAAATTACTATCGCTATACGATTTCATCTCAAAGCAAAATGCTAGGAAACTAAAAGGTTTATCTGCATCTGCCCACCAAGTGTATTCTAATGGAGATGATGCACAGTTAATAATTTTTTCCATATTATCTTTTATCCACTGTACCCTTATTGGTAGCTCCTCTTTATCAACCTCTCCAAATAATCCTGCACCTGCTATTGCAAGGACATCAAAATTATCTCCTATTCTTTTTCCAAATTTAAAAGTTAATAAGGCTCTAGAATAATCTGCAGACTGTGGACTTAACATTGCAGGTTTAGGATATACTCTTGACCTGAAATCTAACTGGTAAGGATAGAAGAAACCTCTTTTCTCCAAAAGCATTTTAGCTTCTTCCATGATTTGTCTTACCTGTATAAATTTAGAGTTTTGTTTTGCTCTACCTGAATATACTTTAGACGCTTCCCTTTTCCATTTTACTAATGCTTCTGGGTTTGTAGAAATATCCACAGGTTTAATTGGTAGTTCTAATGTGTGTGGATTAACTGGTAACTTTCCTAATGGAAAATCATTATCCATACATTCTTTAATAACCTCATATACAGGTTTATTAATTACCCATTCAGTATGTTGCATGATATTTACTGACTGGTAGACGACAGGCATTTCTTTAGCTAGATTTTTAAGTTCTTCTAGGTATCTTCTATTTGACGCTTTTACTAAATTGTAGTGCATATTATTTATTATCCTTATTGATTGATTGACTTATTTCTTTAGACGTTTGTTGTTTGTAGTTATGTTTCTTCCCATAATATCCACCAACAAAAGGATTTTGTTCCCAATCACGAGGTGGCATTAACATAGGTAAGTATTTTGGATATAGAGCTTCATTCTTAATATTGAAGTTTCTTATTTCCTCTATAATTTTAGGTGTAGCTTCAACATAACAAATAGTCTTAATCTTATTAGACTTCCTATTTTGATGTTTAACTAAACCTAGTCTCTCACAATAAGCGACTAACTTAACTCCAAGATGTAACTGATTTTCTTTAGACCAATCATCAAATTGAAGGTTGTGCTTGTTCATACAATAAGTCCAAACCTTACGCTTATAGAGATACCTATTAGCATTTTGTGGTATGTTCTTACCTACTAGTCTCTTGGCTACTTGATTGTATTTGTCCTTTTCCTCATCTTTAAAGATGGTTATTTTAGCTTCTAACATTAGAGCAGTACCTAATTTAATAGCTAATTTATTAAGGGTGCTTTCAGCAGAGATACCATCTATCACATTCTTCAATGCAATAAGGCTTACAGTGTCCCATACATTAGGATTATTCGTAGTGAACTCCTCATTAATGAACGCTGATTTAGGTAAACATTGGCACAATAGCTTTAATGCTGTCTGCCTATTACCTGCTTGGCCTGAAGTCATTGTTTTGACTTCTTCGTTAATCAACTGTGATAATTCAGTGATATATTTCTGCTGAAGTACTATGCCATAAAGCGTTGTACTCTCTTGACTATCAACAACAGCTTCTTTGATTAGTTTCTGGTATCGGTTTACACCACCTCTAATCATGGCTTCTTCAAAGGCTATTTCTTCTTCTATTTTAGCTACATAGTCTTCGGTATTCTCGTTCTTAAATTTACCACCCACACCAACCTTAACTAATTCATCAAGTTGTTGTTGTAATAAAGTCTTTTGTTCTGATGTACTCATAGTGTTCTTATCCTAAAGTTAAATACATGCACTGCTGTTTTGTGTTGCGTTACAAACACAGGTAATGGATAGATTTGTTGCATTTGTTGCAGAAACTATTCACTAGTGCATATATTGGTTTTTTAAAAAAAGACGTTGCTATTGAATAATAATATGCAGTTGTGAATGTAATAGGTGTGGGT